CCTACTTTTTATATTCACAAAATAAAATACAAGAAAGGGTAAAAAAAGACCAAAAACTTTGTGAATGGCCTCTTTTTACGAGTGAATGAACTTAAAGCGATTTAAGCGCCTCGATTAATTCGGCTTGGGGGAATACATCGAACTTGTCTTTGCGTACACTACAATGCGTAAAAACACCATTCTCGCCCTTTAAAGCCCGTGGGGTAATATCCCAAATGTCCTCATTGTACGAAATATCGATACCATACCGCTCTTTCCACAACTTCAATAGGTCCACGACCGAATCGATTTGCGCTTGAGTGTATTTGTGCCAGTGCTTAAAACCCCTGAATGGCTTGTCTAATGTCACCACATCCTCGGCTTTCACTTCGCTATTAACATAGGTAAGGTACTTTTCACCTTTCTTGGTCACCCATCCCCAACCGATAATCTCGATTCCGATGGATGTTTTGTCAAGATTGCGGTATGCGATGCCTTCGGTCTTGAAATGGGCGTTGCCTAAGCCCAAATGATAGGCCCAATATTTGGAGTCGAACCCTTGTTTAATGGTACCATCTCGGTCTATAATTACGCAAGTTGCAACCCGTGGTTTGTCTGCACCCCACCACTTATATACTTGGTCACCGCTTCCAGTACCCGCCGTGTGGTGTAAATAGATTTGATTTTTTGAGGTTTCCTCCTTATAAAAATCCTTAAAAGGAACTTGAATTATTTTCATTTGCCGTCCTTTGCGATTAGTAAAGCCAAACCACCGCTTAAAAATGCGGTAAATTCAGGCATTGTTATTTTCTCAAACCAAACGAAACCAAATCCAACGGCAAGAACCACAAGCCCCAAAACGGTTGTTTTCCAATTATCAAATATCCGTTGTTTTATTTCCTTCATTGTTTAATTTTTTAAGGTAGTAACGTAAGCCCACCAAGCCCGTAATAATTGCTATCAAACCGCCTATCATACTAATTATAGGATTCCAAAGCGTGGATATAGCGGAAAGCCAACTAACGAAAGAGGTCGTGGCTAAAGCGTTTGCGGTGCTATCAGTTAATTTCATCGGGGAAAGGTGTAAATTCAATGCGTTCTAATTCGTTTAATTGGTCGTGGATTTCGGTAAAATTAGAATCGTTCAAAACCTCTAATCCGACTATCCATCTATCGCTACCATCTTTAACAAATAGCAATTCACTTGAATTGTGAATATAGCCGTTTAAGGAAGTATATTGTTGTGCGTTTGGGTGTAGTACAATTATCATAATGATGTTACATAAGTGTTTAAAGCGTTATAAAATGCTGTGTTTTCTGACTCTAAAGAAGCACCCATTGCATAAAATGATATTCCGTTATTAGAATAAGACGCTCCTCTTCTTAGAATCCATTGAGTGTTATTATTTATCAAAGTTGATGAAGACGTACCATTTGTTTGAGTAGTATTGTTAAATACACTGACATTTAAACTACTCGTTCTATTTATGTTTTTCAAACCATTACCTTCTAAATTGACGGATACACTTAATGGTGCTACGCTACAATTTATTCTCATTTGATTCGAGATAGCGGTGGCGAAATCATTAGTAGAGCCAGCCGTTAACCCATCAATAATTCTACCCGATATAGCATCAAAAACCCAAGCACTTCTAGAAGCGTTATTTAAAGTATAATTGACTCCGCTTGTTGATGGATTAAAATTAGTGTCAATATAACTGCTGTTCCCGTTTCCTTTAAACCCTTGATTTGTAGTAAAAGTAGGACTATTTATCGCAGTGTATTGTGACAATCTTTTCCAATCAATTAATGCAAAATCTGAATTGCCATCCGTTGCAAAAACGGATAAAGTATCTAATTTTGACCAAACACCCGCCGCCTTTAAATCTACTAAAAGTTTATTTTGCTTATTACGCTGAGGCGAACTTGGTAAAGTGTAGCCCTGTGTTGTTGCATAATTTAAAATGGCTAAATAATCAAGGTCAAATTGCTGAATTTGACTCCCTATAATGCCGTGTGTTGATAGTATCATATATTACGCATTAATATCACCAAATAAATACCACTCATCGGAGTCTATTTTTATCAAAGTAGCACCGCTATATCTTACATTCAACTTTAATTTACCTCCGTTACTTCGTACTGTCACTCCACCCGTTGCAACGATAGTCGTTTGACCCGCACCATATTGCGCTATAAGTATTTGCGTTCCAATTGGAAAAGCAACGCTTGAATTTAAGGGAATTGTTAAGTTGTTAGCCGTTGCCACGTTCATCTCGACCAACTTATCGGCATCGCTCAAAACAAGGGTATAACTTGCCGTTTGTCGGTTGGTTACGATTAACTTGTTAGTCTTGGTATCAAGTGCTGTTTGTTGGGCAGTTGAAACGGGTTTGTTGGCATCCGATGTGTTATCGACGTTCCCTAATCCTACATCACCCTTAACTAAATCAATATTGCCCGAACCAAGTAAACTTTGCCCCTCAAGGGTTTTTATATTTGTACCCGAAACAAGCGCATCTTGTTTACTTGCTGCCAAGCCGCTATACTGCGAATTAGTCGCATTATCGCCCGTGTTCGTGCCGCTTGTGTTACCTATTACGGTTGCTTGTGCATCGGTTACATATCGCCTATTTAACGAATCGGCTATGTCTGCGGTGGTAGCATCCTCACCCGCAGTAACCAAGCCTTTTGCATCAAATGTAATCTTTGTTTTTGTCGCTCCCGTAATGGCGGCATTTTCATCCACCTTTGCATCCAATTGCGTTTGAATTGCAGACGTAACCCCGTTTAAATATCCAAACTCGGTATTATCTACGCCACCCGCTCCAATCTTAACCGCATCAATCCCACTTGCAACCTTTGCATTTGTCACCGCTGAATTGTCAATGGTCCACGTTGCCCCACTTCCGCTAACGGTAATATCGCCTTTATCCCCATCGCTAATTCCACCACCCACGACTAAATCGCCGCTGCCAAGTATGGTTGCTCCATTAATGGTTTTTATATTGGTACCGCTTACCAAAGTGGCTTGGACCGCAACCGCTCCCGTGCTTCCGTTTACGCTTTGCACTGGCGCTAAGGCCTTTACTTGGGCAACGGTTACCTTTTTGGTAGTATCATCGGAAAGGTCAACTATGGGTAAAACATCCGCATCGACCAAAGTAACAATGGCGGGGAGGTCGGTTATTTTTAAATCAGGCATATTTTATATATAACGAATTTTTAGGGTTGTGTTGCGGTTATCGGGCCGATACCTTGCGCCCAAATAGTGCCGTCGCAACATTTTACACTATACTTTAAAGTATCCTTACAAAGGCATCCACGTTTTGAACTTTTAGGGGATGACCGTGAGGGGGTTTGTGTTATATTTTTTTTGTTATCCATCCGAATAGTATTAATAATATTAACCCCAATCCCAACAATCCCATATATTTCTCATACCACGGCTTGTAAACCACCTCAGGCACAACATATTTTTGAGTAATTTTAACCGTGTCCGCCTTTAACACCTGAACCAATTTGATGGTATCGTGATATCGGTAAATCGTGGTTTTGAAATGCTCGTTATCAATTATGAGTGTGTCGATTGATTTGGTAACGTAAGTGTGTTCAGTCTTAACCGAATCCCGAATTATCAAAGTATCGACTTGGCGTATCACTTTTTCAGTAATAATGTTCGGGTTCTTTTTTATCGCTTGTTTTAAGTGGTAGTTAGCCGAACACGAAGAAAATAAAACGGCCATAAATAACACCTTTGCAACGCCCTTAAACAACGGGCTAACTTTTGGCGCATCCTTTTTCAACTCGGCGTATACCTTAGTTAATTTTTCGACCTTGTCGGCCTTTGGTTTATAGGGTTTCTTTATAAGTTCCATCCTACATAATTACTTGGGTTAGAATCTGGATACATTCCGCTTTCTTGGTCGGCGTTGTATTCGGGGAATAATTGAGGGTAATAACTCAAATAGTCCACCGCCTTCGTGCGATACGTTTCAGCGATATCCCTTTGACGTTTTACCAATGAATCCAACTCTTCTTTGGCGGGTAGGCTTGTTCCTTCGGGCGTGTTGCGTAATATTCCCGCATTACTGATTTCGTAGCCGTGGAATAACATAAAATCCGACATTGCGTAATGAATTAACATCGGTTGAATGTAATCGTTTACCAGTGTTAAATAGTTTCCCGTTAAGGTGCTATTTTGAACGTCGGTTAAAATCTTGCGATACAACTTTGTACCTAAGATTTCTTGCACCTGAATGTCTTGGGCAATCTTTACAAATGGGGTTACCTTATCAATATCGACGTTCCCTTGTAACTGGGTGTACTTAAAAAGGTGGTCCTTTGTTATCAGTAAAACATTATCGTTAACGTACATCTTATTTATTTTTTAAACTTCCCCCGTTTGGTAAATCTTTGGTTTTAGTACTTGCGATATCCCAACTTGGTGGGTCAAAAGGTACACCCGCTGAATCCGCACTTTGATTTGATACACGCTTATAATTGTCTTGGATGTCTTTTATGCCTTTGGCTTTTTCTTCAGGGGATAACGGCAAAAACGCTCCGCCGTTTCCTTTGCGTTTTCTCATATAAGATAAACGATACCATTGATGATGACAATTAACGCCCCCTTTGTATTTCCAAATTGAATAATTCGACGTTCCACTTGGGGCAAATTGCCCGTTTATCCCTTGGTCACCCATCGTATCAATATCCTCACGTCTATACACGACACCTAATTTGGCATTAGCGACCATATCCTTACAAAATTGGCGGCTATTCCCCGCCGTTTGCATTGGTGCGTAACGATAACGAATTAAATAAACGCCCTTATCATCCTTGCTTTTTTCTTCGGGTTCTGCAAAGCGTTTAAAAAACTTGTATTCACCTTCTTTATCGGCATCGGTTACCACGGCTTCCTCGATTAATTCGTACTCATCCCCAATTACCTCGCCTTTGGTTTCCAAATATTGCAACCAATCCGACTCCGCTTCGGCGGTAAATTCGGGCTTATCAGCACTTAAGTTCAATTGCTTAACTTTATTTTCTGCCCAACTTATTCCGCTTTCGCCACCCCAAGCATCCCACATTAACCCGCCGCAACCTTTTGTATATGGTACGTCTTTATGTTGTTGGTGTCGACGAAATGATGCCATCCGCTTTACGGTTTCCTCACTAATTGGCTCCTTGTTCGCTAATTGGTTAGCCCTTGCTTTGCCTACGTTTGTACCACAATCCCCCCAACCATTCTCACTTGCGTATTTTAAGGCCCTTCTTGCGTTGTTTGAGGCACTTTCGGGATAGTCGGTGAATGATTCTGCCAACTCGGTTTTTTTAAAGCCGTATTCCTTTTCTTTGGTTTCGGCATCCATTACCTTACCAGATAAATCGGTGAACTCCAAAGGTTGTAACGTCTTGAAATAAATGTCCAAGTTGTATCCGTTGTAATTCATTACCTTTTGAACCCCGTTTAAAAGTAAACGTTGGAATGGTCGGATAACCGTGTTATCAAAAAATATGGATGCGGTCTTTAATTCCTCTGCATTGTTTCCAAACCCTGAATTGTCCTTTATGCCCAAAAGCATTGGGGAGGTAATTCGGTGGGCCACCATTATTTTGGTACTTGATTCGGTGCTTAAAAATTGGTATTGATTGTGAGCATCTGACAACTGAACGGGTGTAATATCCGCCTTGGATTCTACGTTATCATTAAACGAAAGAATAAATTTACCCGCATTGCTCGAACCGCTAAATTTGTTTTGAATTTGGGCCTCAATCATATCCTTAACTTCTGCGGGTGGTTGCCCGTTATTAAAGTTAATTAACATCGATGGCGCAAGGCCGTTCATAATGTTATTAATATGATAGTTTGCAATCTCAATTTCAAGGTTAGCGTATTGGGTGCCGCCTTGGTAGTCTACGGGCGAAAAATAATAGTTACCAGTTGAATAAGGTTTGCAAACTAAAATACATTCGGTTGCGCTTTCATCGAATCCGAAAGAATCAAAACGCTTGGGTTTTTGGCCTCGCTTTAATTTGGACCAATCAGGCGCAAAATAATAACCTCTTATTTCCCCGTTCTCATCGCATCTTTCGGGGCGTAAAGTTTGAATGGGCCAATGATGGGCGGCTACATACTTTTTGCGGTCTTTAGACTTAACCAAATGCAAAGCATATTGCCCCAACATTTTTAAATCCATAGCACAATTTCGCAAACAATCATCTTGGAAAACCTTTTTCAAATCCAAGTAACCCGCCAAATGTCGGTCCGCTTTAACCACCTCCAAACCTTCGCCGTATATCATATCGGATATACCTTTGATGGCCGAATTGTTGGTCGGGCTTCCGTAATATAGGTCGATTAAATATTGGTAGTAATTATTATCCTCCCCGTATTCAACCCACTCTTTGTTCTTTTGCTCTATAACGGCGGGTGTAGTGTAACTCGCCAATTGTATTAATTTAATGCTCATAATTGTATCCATTGAGGGGCAACTGGGGTTACTTCATCCCATTGCTTAAATGACTTATTAATATTTGTACTTTCGTTGCTCCAAGTGGCTAAATATTCCCACTTCAAAACATCTTCATAAAGCACCCGAATTAAAATCGTATCCAAATCTTCCGCCACGTTCGCAATGGCCGTAAGCGATGGTGTTAAAATGGTAATTTTAGAACCTACCAAAACAACATCCCTATCCGCCTCGACTAATGTCTTTGTGTTTTTATGCCAAAACTGGATGTTGACTTGAGAATTTGCAGTATCGGCAATTAATTTAAATCCATCTTGTTGCAAAATTGCGAATCCATCTTGTTGTAATAAAAAACTATCCGCACCGCCGCCACTCGTTGCCACGTCTTCAAACGAAACAAAAGGGAAAAAACTTATTGATGTGGTGGCAGAATTGACAATCATTATTTAAATAACGCAAATCAAGAACTTCGTTTGCTATATATCAAAAAAGGGGCAATAAAGCCCCCTTAATGAATGGAAAACGAACGATATTAGGAAGCGGAAATAGTTACAACCGTTGACA